GTGATTTGGTCACTGCTGGTAAAGTCCAAGAAATCAAGGACGCTGCGACTCGGACAGCGCAAGAGCAAGTGGCAAATGCCACTCGTACCGCAGAAGAAAAGCAACGCGAACTTACAGAAAAAAACGAAAAACTCACCCAGAATCTGAATAATCACATCATTGGCGGCAGTTTCAGTAGTTCCAAATTCATTGCCGACAAGCTGGCTATTCCAGCTGATATTGCTCAAAAAGTATTTGGTGATCGCTTCAAGGTCGATGATGGCAAGCTGGTTCCACTGGACCCAGCAGGTAATCCGATTTTCTCTGCTACACGCCATGGGGAACATGCCGACTTTGAAGAGGCACTCCAGGTAATGGTGAATCAATACCCAAATAGGAACATGATCCTTAAAGGTAGCGGTGCATCTGGCAGCGGCGCACAAGGTGGCGGTACCGGCACTGGTGGAAAAAAAGAAATTCCCCGCTCGCAATTCGACAGCATGGACCCGTCAGCACGCTCAGGTGCATTGAAAGAAGGCGCGGTCATTGTCGATTGATTGAATTTAGTAACACAACCAAGCCTGCTTATTGTGGGCTTTTTCGTATCTGTTGCCACCGCCTGGATGGGTGTTGGTGCTTTGGGCTGGATGGCCTGTCTGTAACACAAATTCCAAAACACCAATTTTTAACAAAGGTATCTATATGAAAAAACTCCTGACTCACGTCATGGTGTTGGCAACCATGGCATTTACTTCGGCAGCTTCTGTAGCAGCTACAACCGCGGATAAAGTGGTTTTTGCCACGCGTGTCGCAGGCGAAGTTCTGCACGCGCATTTGTTTAATACAATGGCAAAGCAAGGCTTGGTTCTGGGCGGAAATACACTGACTGGCCTCATCACTACCATCTATAACGCGATGGATGTTGTCTCGCGTGAACAAGTGGGGATGATCCCGGCGGTTACATCTGATATGACGTTTGCCCGCGCTGCAGTCGGACAGGACGTTACATCGCCAGTCGCGCCTCAAGCAACGGCCACCGATATTACGCCTGCCGTTACGCCTCCAGACGATGGCAACCAAAACATTGGCAACAAGTCTGTAAAGTTGACTAAGGCACGTCGTGTGCCGATCCGTTGGAACGGCGAAGAAAAACTTGCATTGGATAACAACGGGGCAAGTTACAACGTCATCCTCCGTGACCAGATTGCCCAGGCGATGCGTACTTTGTGCAACGAAGTTGAAAGCGACTTGGCCGCATTGCACGTAAAAGCATCACGAGCTTGCGGTACTGCAGGGACTGCCCCGTTCGGCACAGCCAATGACTTGAGCGACACTGCCGGCGCCCTGCGAATCCTGGAAGACAACGGGGCCCAAGGGCTCGACTTCCAGTTAGTACTTGGTAGCGCAGCCATGCAGAATATGCGTGCTAAGCAGTCTGGTTTGTTCAAGGTGAACGAGGCAGGCCGTGAAGATATGCTGCGCAACGGCATAACTGACCGTCTGCAAAACTTGGCTTTGCGCCAGAGTGGTCAGATCAAGCGCCCTACAAAGGGTACTGGAGCTGGTGCTACTACTAACGCTGCTGGTTATGCTGTAGGGACCACAGTGATTACACTGGCAGCTGCTGGCACTGGCACTATTTTGGCTGGCGACGTTGCAACTTTCGCTGGTGATCCGAACCAATATGTTGTTTCTGTAGGTGACACAGATGTTTCGAACGGGGGCACCATCACCCTGGCAGCGCCTGGCTTGTTGCAGGCGATTCCTGCATCTGCAACAGCCATTACGATCGCAAGTACAGGGTTTCGCAATATGTTCTTTGCTCGCTCTGCGATCATGTTGGCTACTCGTGTACCAGCGCTGCCACAACAAGGCGATTCTGCTGTTGATCGCACCATTGTTACCGATCCGATCTCTGGCTTGTCGTTCGAGATAAGCATGTACATGCAATACCGCCAAGTTCAATTGGAAGTCGCGCTGGTCTGGGGCTGCGGCGCGGCAAAGGATGAGCACATCGGCATCCTGCTGGGTTAATCAACTAAAGAAGCGGGGCTTAGGCCCCGCTTTCTTAACTAAGGGACAATATGAAAACCCTCCGAATAGTATCAACGGATCCAGCCACTCAAGGCCCGTTTATCACAATAAACGTTGCAGATTTCGTCATTGGCCAGCACGAGCCATTCTCCGAAGAAGATGCTGCCGCGTTACGTAATGTTGAAAGAATCACAGCAGAGATAGTTCCAGGTGGCCTGCTGTCGATCGAACAGGCGCGTTCAGAATTTGATGCTGAAGCTGCAAAGTTACGCGCTGAAATCGAAGAAGAGCGTACACGCCTCGATGCTCGTGCAGAAGAATTGAATATCCAGGCTGAGAAACTGAACAGCGTAGAAGCTGAGCAAGCTGCGGAACGTGAGCGATTGTCTGCTCTGGCTGCAAGTCTCGCGTCTAAAAATGATGATGCCAGCGCCCATATGACAGTTCCGCAGATCAAAGAAGCGCTGACCGCCAAGGGCATTGAAATCCCTTCTGGTGCGAACAAGGCTGAATTGCTGGCATTGCTGAATCCAGTTGGCTAACCATGGCGCTCATAGTTGAAGACGGCACTGGCCTGGCTGATGCCGAGAGCTATTGTTCAGTTGCCCAGGCAAATGCGTATCACGCTGCCCTGGGCAATCAAGCCTGGGCGAACCTGGCCAGTGACACGCTGAGAGAGCAAAACCTGCGTAAGGCCACAAACTTCATGCGGCAGTTGTATCGCATGGCATGGCAAGGGAAGCCCACCAAATCCACCCAGGCACTTGACTGGCCGCGCTATGACGTTGAAGTCAATGACTACTGGCTTGCTAGCAACGTCGTGCCAGTTGAAGTAAAGAATGCCTGTGCAGAGCTGGCGCTGAAAGCAATTGCTGGCCCGCTGGTTGTTGATCTGACCCAGGGTGTCAAGAGTAAAAAAGTTGGGCCACTTGAGTTTGTGTATGACGAAAATTCACCTCGACACACTCAGTATCTGGCTGTTGATCGCATGCTTGCACCGCTTTTGAATGGCGGGGGCAGTGCAATGATTAGGGTGATAAGAGCATGAATGATTATCCAGTTGTCAAAATAGACGGCGTAAAGGTTGAAGAAAATACCTTCAGTTGCCAGGACAAAGTCTGGATCGTCGCAAATTTGATAATGCGGGCGAAATCCCTACCCGTCTTCGACCTACCTTTGGCCGCAATCTATATCGGCTCCGAAGTCTGGGATCCTGTTCGGTCTGCTCGTGACCTAGCAGGGCACATGCGTCGTGTTTTGGATGTTGATACATCACATCCGATCATTCTTGACCAAGAAGGCTACATCATGGACGGCTGGCATCGCGTAACCCGAGCCTTAATTGATCGCAAAACGACGATTAAGGCAGTGCGCTTTGAAGAAACTCCACCGTATGACTATGTGAAGAAGGACTCATGAGCCTCGACTACGCCTCGATTGCGCTGGATGTCGATGCCATTCTGGCCGAAACCGGGCAACCAGTCACAATTAGAACAGTTACTACAGGTGCTTATGATCCATCAACAGGAAAACCATCAACGACTAGCTCTGATCTGCCAGGCACAGGGGCCGTCTTCGATTTTTCGCTGCATTTGTCTGGTACCGCCTTTTTGCCTGGCACACTGATTCTAGCTGGTGACAAGCAATTGTTGCTGTCGCCGGTTGGTATGACAGAACCACAACCAGGGTCTTTCGTGATTATCGGTACTAAAACCTGGCATGTCGTGGCGACCAAGACCCTGGCACCTGCAGGAATCCCTGTCCTTTATGAAGTTCTCTTACGGAAATGAGCAACGCACAATTCAAGCGTGACTTCGCCAAACTTATGAAAAAGGCTGGCGACAACATGGAAGCGCTGGTTCGTGCTTCGGCAATGGAGCTACTCAAGCGCGTCATTCTCAAGTCGCCGGTTGGTGACCCTTCTATGTGGAAAGATCCGACGCGGGTACCACCAGGCTATGTTGGTGGCAGGTTCAAGGCAAACTGGCAGGTGTCGGTCGGTGTGATTGACTTCAATGCAGCTGCAGCCCCAGACATGACGGGTATGTCTTCCCTTAAACGTGGCGCTGGTGCAATTGGTAGCTTTCCGCTCGGCACTCAGGTGTTTATTACGAACTCGCTGCCATATTCCAGGAGAATTGAATACAACGCTTGGTCTAAGCAAGCGCAGGCAGGCGTGGTCAGGATAACAGCGATGGAATTTAAGAACATCGTAAGACAACTTGCTAAGAACCTAAAATGAGCGACGATATCAATGTAAGGCGGGCGTTTGAGAAAACACTGGCCGCTATGGTTTCGCCATTGGCGACTGCGTATGAAAACATCGCTTTTACTCCAGAGGCAGGTGTTCCATATCAGCGAATAAATATCCTTCGCGCAGATCCTGCCGACCTGGTGATGGGGCGGACGCTTACGCAACTGCAAGGCATCTGCCAGGTGTCTCTGTTCTATCCGCAAGGAATGGGTACAGCAGATGCGGAACTCTACGCAGCGCGTATCAAAGCGCTCTTCAAGCCGCCGACCAGCATCACTGAAGGCGGTACACGTGTTGACGTCAACAACACAGCAACAATTGCCACAGGATTTACTGACGATGACAGGTGGGTAGTCCCAGTTTCGATTCCCTGGTCAGCATACGTCAAAGGATAGCCGGACTTCCGGACAAGCAGCCCGCCTAAACAGCGGGCTTTATTTATTGCTCGCCTTGCGGGCTTTTTTTATTTGAGGTGTCAAAAATGACAATCGATCAAGGCGTGTACAAACAAACGCGTATCAAGCGCCAATCTGCGAAAGGGGCGTTGGCGGGAACATCCTTGGGCCAAACTATGCGGCGCGAGAACTCCAAGTTTGAACTGGTCAAAGAAACCTACACAACAGAAAGCGAAATCAACAGTGCTCAACAACTGGCCAGTGTTCGCCATGGTGCCAAAACTATCAATGGCAATATCGACGGCATTCTTTCGCCTGGCACCTATTCCGATCCGCTGTCCGCTGTTATGCGCAAAGATTTTGCTGTTGTGTCAGCAATTACAGCAGCATCGATCACAATTGCAAGTAGCGGCTCCGGTTACACATTGACACGTGCAGCGGGATCTTTCTTGACTGACGGTATCAAGATCGGCATGGTAGTGCGGCTCACAGCTGGCTCATTTGCCGCTGGAAATTTGAACAAAAACATACTGGTCACTAATGTAACTGCGTTGGTATTGACTGGCATCGTGCTCAATAAACTCTCGCTGACGCCAGAGGGCCCAATTGCATCCGCAACAGTATCAGTGCCAGGTAAAGTAACTTACGTGCCAGTATCGGGTCATACCGATCCGTATTACACAGTCGAAGAGTGGTATCCAGTAGCAGGAGTTTCCGAACGTAATCTCGACGTCAAATTCGTAAAGGCTGACTTGTCGTTGCCAGGA